GCGAAGGAGGCTGCGCGATGAAGGCCAGCGAAGTGCGGACGGTGCCGATCTCCCTCGCGGACAGCGAGTATCTCAAGCAGCTCATCGCGCAGTTGACCGACCGTGCCGGCCCCCTTGATGCCGAGATCGTGCCGGGGTGCACGCCACGCTGGCATCTGATCGTGACCCATCCCGGCAAGGAGGCCAAGGCCGCTGAACAACTGGCGGAGCGCCGGTTTGGGGTCTATCTTCCTCGGGTCGAGGCCAAGGTCAAAGGCCGGTTCGGCAGGCCCGACACCATCCGCCGGTCGCCCATGCTGCGGACCTACCTGTTCATCTTCGTCTGGGATGTGGAGCGGCATTGGGGTCGGATCGAGCAGTGCGAGGGTGTGTCCCGGCTGATGATGCTGGGTGAGCGGCCCTTCGTGGTGCCGGATCAGGTGATAGACCGCCTGCATGTCGAGGAGCATCGGGCCTGCGTTGCCAAACCCTCTGGCAAGCGCGCATGGCGACGCAGGCCGAAGGGCCTTGGTGGAGCGGATGTTGTGAGAATCTCGTGCTATGGAGATCTTTCGAGCCTTGCAGACCTTCCCGATCAGGAGCGAATCAGCGTATTCAATCGTGCATTAGGTCTCGCTTCGTAGCGGCCCCTTGGGGCAAGTCTCAGCAGATGACCGGCTGATCAGGGCGATGACCCTGTGGAAGTTGGGCGGCGTGGGCTCGGAGCGATCCGGGCCCTTATTCTTTTCTATCCCATGGTTGTTCGCCCTTCTTGGGCGTTTCCTCCCTAGACTGGCCGGGCGTGGATGAACCTCCAGCGCCCGGCCCCTTTCAGGGGTACCGGAGATCAATCATGCGTAAGCTCTTCTGGGTTTCGGTCATCATGATGGGCAACGGCCTTCTTCGAGCCGCCGGCGCACGGTAGATCTGGTCCATCGCGAGGCATGGCAACGCAATCAGACCGATCCTACGACCGACGACGCGCCGAGCAGCAGCAATATCGCGCCTGGTACAACCTGGCGGCCTGGCAGCAGGCGCGGCTGACCCAGCTGGCAAACCAGCCGCTATGTGAGACCTGTCTGGCAGGGCATCCCGCCAAGGTGGAGCCAGCAACTGTCGTCCACCACAAGCGAGCCCACAAGGGTGATTGGGCGCTGTTTATCGATCCGGACAACCATTCGTCGTCCTGCAAGCGGTGCCATGACGTGGCCGGTCAGTTCGAGGATCACCATGGGTTCCTGCCTGATGTCGGCGCCGATGGATGGCCGATCGACCCTCGCCACCCGTCGAACCATCGATAGGGAGGGGTGGGTCGAAAGTCTGGGCCGATGGGGCCGCCTACCGGTGTGGGGCATTCCTTCACAACGTCACGGAATTAAATAGAGAAAGCCCACGGGTGCAGTGATGCGTGGAGCAAAGCCCAAGATCGACAATGTCATCCCCATGCGTGGCGGATCATCGTCAGCGGCGAACGAAAAGGCGCGAAAAGCCAAAGCAAAAGCGCTCGCCGGCCGGATGCGTCCCAAGGGGTTGCCGGAACCGGTGCGCAAGGAATGGGATCGCGTGGCGGTGATGCTGGCTGATCCGACGCTGGACCGTCTCAAGCCGCATTTTGTGGATACCGTCGTGGAGTATTGCCGAGCGTGCGTTCGCCTGCGCGACCTGCGCCAGTTTTTTGTGGACTTGCAGGAGGTAAGGCGTCTCGAGCGTGAAGCACAGGCCCCGCGACATGCGGTCATCGGTGCCATCCAGTGCGAACACCCAATCGCGGCGGAGGTCTATGAGGTCGAGGGCCGCAATGGTGTGCAGCTGAAGGCTCACCCGCATGTCGCCCAGATGAACGAGACCTGGCGGCAATGGCGATCTCTGATGGGTGAGCTGGGGCTCTCGCCGACCGCGGAGCGCAACATGATGCCGGGGCAGGGGGATTTGTTCGACGATCCGGCGTCCGAGTTTTACGGCTGATCTGTGTCTGAGGATCAGGTCACATCCTATGCCCGTGACGTGGTCGCGGGAACGGTCGTTGCTGGTCCTCATGTCCGGGCGGCCTGCGCTCGGCATCTGAAGGATCTGGACGAGGGTACCGAACGCGGGCTGCGCTGGGACTTGGCCGCCAGCGAGAAAGTCATCCGGTACTTCCGGTCTGTGCTCACCGTGGAGGTCGAGCAGCAGGATCGGTTCGGTGAGAATGTCAGCCGGGCGATTCCTTTTGTCTTGCAGCCCTGGCAGGCGTTCATCATTGGGTCGTTGTTCGGCTGGCGGACGGCGGACGGACTTCGGCGATTCCGCCGGGCCTATGTCGAGATTGGGAAGGGCAACGGCAAGTCGCCGATGGCGGCCGGCATCGGCCACTACATGTTGTCGGCGTGCGGAAAGCTTCGAGCGGAGATCTACTCTGCTGCGACCGATCAGGATCAGGCGATGATCCTGTTCAGGGACGCGGTCGCGATGTACGAGCGATCGAAGGCTTTGTTGGGCCAGCTTGAGACCAACGGAAAGAACCCCATCTGGCAGCTGCGCTTTCGTGGCCGGGATGGGCGGGACAATTCGTTTTTCCGGCCGATCTCCTCTGAAAAGAAGGGCAAATCGGGCATCAGGCCATATTGCGCGCTGATCGACGAGGTGCACGAGCATCCCGACAATAGCGTAATCGAGATGCTCCGCGCCGGCACCAAGGGCAACCAGGACGCGCTGATCTTCGAGATTACAAACTCGGGCTTCGACAGGAAATCGGTCTGTCGGCAGGAACACGAATACAGCGTTCAGGTCGTCCACGGTGAGAAGGAAAACGACGGTTGGTTTGCCTATGTCTGCGCCCTGGATGAGGGTGAGGAGCCGTTCGAGGACGAGTCCTGCTGGGCGAAGGTGAACCCCAATCTCGGGATCTCGATCCAGCCAGCATATATCCGTGAGCAGGTCGAGGAAGCGCGCGGGATGCCTTCGAAGGAAGGTCTGGTTCGCCGCCTCAACTTTTGTCAGTGGACCGACAGCGACGTTACCGCAATCCCCCGGAAGGTCTGGGCGGCCTGTGAAGGTGAGGTCGATCCGGCGGTGTTGCATAGGGCTGGATACCGATGCTTCGGCGGCCTCGATTTGTCACGGGCGCGAGATCTCACCGCCTTCACACTGACGTGGGTTCTGGAGGAGAAGCAGGACGCCTGGAGGTTCGCCACCAAAACGTGGTTCTGGACGCCGAAAGACACGCTGCGGGAGCGTATCAAAACCGATCGAGCGCCCTACGATCTCTGGATCAAGAGCGGCCAGTTGGAGGCGGTGCCGGGGCCTCGCGTCTCATACAAATGGGTGGCGGCCGCGCTTGCAGATCTCGTTGCGAAGTATGAGCCGATCACAATCGGCTGCGATCAGTACGGCCTTGAGCAGCTACAGGACCAGTTGAACGACATCGGTGTTTCACTGCCCTGCGTCGTGCATCCGCAAGGCTTCAATCGCCGCAAGATCGGCGAAAGGGTGGATCAAGAGCGCGACGAAACTGGCGCCGAGGACTTGGTATTGTGGATGCCGGACTCCATCAACAAGCTTGAAGCGGCGCTCCTCGAGAAGCGAATCACGGTTGAGGCCAACCAAGTTATGCGCATGTGCGCCACTGGCGTGGTCTATGACCAGAATAGAACGGGTCATCGCATGTTCGCCAAGGACAAGGCCACCTCCCGCATTGACGGAATGGTGTCGCTGGCCATGAGCATCGGTGTGGCCACCACGCAAAAAGCGCCTGAGCTTTCGGTTTACGAGCAGATTGCAGCACGAATGGCTGCGGGGAGCTCTTCATGAAGCCCTTCGCTTGGGTCAGTAGGGCCATAAATCGGGCTACCGGTTCCGGCAGTCAGCCTTCAGCATCGCGCATTGTCTACACTGGTCGTACGCGCGCCCGCGTCTACGTGGATGCTGACACGACCTTGAAGAACGCTACGGCTTGGGCCTGCGTTCAATATCTTACGAAGGCCGTTGGACAATTGCCTTGGCGGGTAATGAAGGAAACTGATCGGGGAAGCGAAGTGGCTGCCTCGCATCAGGTTGATAGGTTGCTGCATCGTCGTCCGTGCGCTGACATGGGTGCCTTCAACTGGCGGCAGGCGATGCTTGGTAACGCGTTGCTGCGCGGCAACGCCTACGCCGAGATCCAGTGGGACAACCGCGGGATGCCCTTTGCACTTTGGCCAATTCATCCCGAGCGCGTGACAGTGCGGCGTGGCTCGACAGGCGAACTGGAGTATGAAGTCTGGAACAACGGAGGCAGTTCTATCCTGGCGGCCAAAGACGTGTTCCACGTTCGTGGCTTCGGGGATGGGCCGGTCGGGTACAGCGTCGTAGAGTACGCGGCAGAATCCATCGGGTGGGCGCAGGCGACTGAAATCTTCGGGGCGACATTCTTTGGCGAAGGAATGAACCCAACGGGTGTGGTCGAGATTCCCAACAAGATTTCACCGGAGGGTCTTGAGGTCCTCAAGGCTGAAATGAAGAAGATGTATACCGGCCCGCGAGGCGAGCGGACGGTGTTCTTTGACGGGGGGATGAAATTCCAGCGGCTCGCGATGGAGCCGGAAACCGCGCAATTCATCGAAACCAGACAGCATCAGGTTGAAGAAATATGCCGCTGGTTCTCTGTGCCGCCGCACAAGGTGATGCATTTGCTTCGGTCCACCTTCTCGAACATCGAGCATCAAGCGATTGAGGTTGTCGTCGATAGTGTTACGCCGTGGGTTCGGGCGTTCGAGGAAGAGGCGGACTATAAGCTGTTCGGGGGCATGAACCGGCAGGGCTTTTATACGAAGATGAGCCTGCAAGCGCTGTTGCGCGGTGACAATGACAGCCGGATGAAGATCTACAAAGGGCTTATGGAGCTGGGTGTGCCGCTGAATCGCATCCTGGCCCTCGAGGATATGAATGGTATCGGCCCCGATGGCGACGTTTCCTTTGTCTCCAACAATGTTCAAACCCTTGACCGCGCCATCCGCGGACACCCCGTGAAACTGGCACCCCGTCCGGGTGACACCTTGCCGGATGACGAAGCCGACATTTCCAATCCCGAACCGAGCGGAGTGACCAATGGGCGCCGGCTTCAGCATTAAGGCAAAGGCGAACTCCGAGGCTGATATCTACATCTACGAGGATGTAGGCGAAGGGTGGTTTGGCGGTGTCACCGCGAAGCAGTTCGCGAACGATCTGAAGGCTGTGGGTTCGGTGTCCAAGATCAACCTTCGCATCAATTCGGCCGGCGGAGACGTCTTTGACGGGTTGGCAATCTATCGCCTTCTCGTCGACCATAAAGCCAAAGTCGTGACCTACATCGATGGCTTGGCAGCCTCGATCGCTTCGGTGATTGCCATGGCCGGGGATGAGATCAACATTTCGGAGGCCGGCTTTGTCATGATCCACAATGCGTGGGGCATGGCGATCGGCACCGGTGACGATATGCGGCAAATTGCCGATCTGCTCGACACGACAACTGGCAGCATCGGTGATGTTTACGTGTCGCGCACCAAAAACGATATCAAGGCGGTCAAGGCTTGGATGGATCAGGAAACCTGGTTCACCGGTCAGGAGGCCGTCGACAACGGGTTCGCCGATGCGCTCGTCGCGAATCTCCGGGTCGCGGCGCGCCTCGACCTCGCCAAACACAAATTCAGGAATGCCCCGAGCAATCTGGTGCAGCGACCCGATATGAGCGCCTTCAAAGCTCGCCTCGCGCAGATGCGCGCCACCATACAGCGCGGCCGCGCTGTCTGACATTCCCGAAATCTGAGGGGGAAGCCCCAACGATAGTCCCACATCGGGGCGGCCATGGCTCGCTTGCGAGCGGGCATTTCCTATGGAGAATATGCATGTCCAAGCACTTCCTGGTGCCGGCAAGCGTCCTGGCCGTCCTGGCCTTCGGCGCTCCGGCCAACGCCATCTTTTTTGCGGACGCCCCGACCGATAGTGTGATCGGGG